CACTCTTTGATTAAAGTTGGAGTAGGATATACGCGACCATTGCGGTTCTGTACTTCACTTTGAAGAAATACTCCTTCAATGTAATAATCCTTACCACCGTCTTTATTGCTTTCTTCAATGTATTTTACATCTTCTACTAATTCGGTGATAAGTTTCATGTTTAGTACGCTCCGTAACTACGAGCTTGGTTGTCACTCGGAAAATCTATTGGCATTTCTTCGCCTTCTTCAGTATCTTCTTCTTCAGTATCTTCTTCTGTTTCTTCTTCGCCTTCTTCTTCGCCCTCTAGTTCTTCTTCATTCTCATCTGCTTCAGAAAGGGTGAACATGGTCTTAGAAACATCTTGATACTCTTCTTCAAGACGAACAGATAGTTTTTCAAGTAAAACTTGATTAACTATTTGACGAAAATCTACTGCGTTTTCGTTAACGATTGATTCGATCAGGGCTAGTTTGTCGGTCATTTTGTGAGTCCTTTTACTTTTTTAGCAAATTCCAAAGTTTGTTTAAAGTGCTGCTGATTCTCAAATAAATTTTTTGCCATAAGTTTTTGATTGTCTTGGCTGAGTTGGTCAAAAAGCATTTTAATTGGTTTAATATCATTTTCAGAAATATTTAGAATAGATGCATTTTTAAATTGCATTTTTATATTTTTTTGTGCTTCTGTGTGGGTAATAGTTTCTATCAATTGCTTAATGTCATCGTTGACATCTACAGTCTTATCTACTGGTTCTTTGACAATAGATTCAAAAATTTTGATAGATAAATTCTTACAAATTTCTTGTTTTCTGGTTTCTAATTCTTGCATGAGACCTTCTGCAAACAGGTCTTCGTTTCCCTCTGAAAGTTCTCCAATAAGTTTTTGAATTCTTAGTGGGCTCATCATGTGGCGGCTGCTTCCTCTGGTGGGACTCCTGCTGCTTGTTGTTGAGCAGCAAGAACAGCTTGTTCAGCCTGTAGTTTCATGTTATCTTCTTGGATCTCCATATCCATAAACTTAATCTGTTCATCTGTAAGATGTAAAACATGTTTCTTGATATAGTTACTTGAGATATATTTTCCAACATAACTTTCAGCTATAGAAACCATTTTTAATCTTTCAGAAAGAATTTCAGCTTCTTTCAGATCCCAGAAATAATTGTCAGTATTAAATTCAAATTGGAAATAATATTTTACTGCATTCCAATCTTCTTCTGTCAATGTGCCAGTCAGCAATAGTTCAACACGTAATGTGTGTAAAAAGATTTGACTAAACTGATGTCTTAGACGCTCAATGAACTTATAGAATTTAAGTTCTTCTCTTGAGATCTCAGAAGACCTACCCATATTAAAACCACTACTAGCATCAAGTCTACTACTCGGAACATTTAGTGCCGCGAACAACTTCTTTTTGAAGTAGTCAACGTCTTCGATTTGCGACATGGCTTGTCCGCCTGGCAACACTTGGATTTCTGTTCCTTTGGAGCCTTCTCGACGTGGAATCCAATAATCTTCAAGAACCGATAGAAAATTTTTATCATCTTTAATTTCTCCTGTACCCTGGTTATATACAATCTTGTTTCTGAATCGTGACATCATATCACGAAGATATTGTTCAGCTTTTTGTTTAGGTAACTGACCAACATCGACGTAAAATGCTCTACGTTCAGGTGCACGAGCAACACGATATACCATCAAGGCATCTTCAAGTTGTCGAAGCATATTCACTGGACGAATGGCTTTGTGTAGATATCCAATTACACGTTTAGTGTTTAAATCAACCATTCCGGAGTGAACATATGAAATGGCATCTTTGGAAATTTTAATTCCTTGATTTGGGGTTGTGATGTACGAATCTTTATCTGTATTGGAATATAGATAAAACTCTTCAATATTTTTAATTAAAGCAACAGTACCAGCAGCCACATTTGCTGCTTCTTTTTCTATATTTTTAATTTTCTTAGTTTTTAATGGATCCAAAGGAATTAATTCCTTGATACCTTCTTTTGGATTCTTTTCGTCAATAATAATATAATAAAATAATTTACCATCGACATACCAACGTCTAAAAACTTCATACGCTTTAGCATTAAAATCAAGCATCTTTAGAATGCGATCAAAGCTATTATGTATTTTACGTTTTACTTGATCTGATAACGGAACAGTCGTAAGATCCAATTTAATAGGTTTACGATCTGTACCCCAGACAATAGATGCGTTTACAATCTCATCAACAGCCGCATCTACCTCTGGGTAGAGTGACATATTTCTGTATTGAACGATATTTGCATTTTCGTCTTTAAGAGTTGTAGAATAGTCTATGTATGTACCGAATACACCACCGGCTTCTACTGCTACAGTACCGTCAAAGTCTTCTGTAGCAACTAATCGCTTCGGTCCCATCATTACATCTGGGGACTCTTCCGGGCGTTTCTTTCCAAATTCAAATCCAAAAAATTCTATAGCCATGTTGATCTTTCACAATATTTAGGTACAATTAAATCAAGATTTATTTTTATGCTTGGGTATCAGCACCAGTAATTACAATATCATCATATAACATAACAACTGAAAAAGTATTCAAAAAATTTCTATTTGCCATATTATGATCAATGGCACTAACAGTTTTTGGCCAGCAACCATTCATAGTAAAGGTTTTTATGGTGTCACCATTTAAATCTAAATGTTCAATTTTCCAGGTTCGCTTATAATTGTTTGAATTTAATGTACTGTCTGGAGTATTATCTTTATGATTATTAATTCTATTACTCCAATTTGAAAAATCAGCCCATAAATTAGAAGGTGTAGTACTATTAGTACCTACACTAGTAGATCCATTTAAATCATCATATATGGATATTTGCCATGGTGCATATTGTCTATCACCAGGAATATGTACTTTTCTACCATAACCATGTAATTCTAATGTTATGTTTGTAATAGGTGGAATAAAAGTAGATCTTATATGAAATGGTTTAGGAGTCACTGATGTGCTTGTTGTAGAAAACGCAATACCACCGCTAACAAGAAAACGGTTTGCACGTGTACCACCAGAAAAAGAATTTTTAAATGTTGATAGATTCATACTTAAATACCGTTTACGATCTCATAATAGTCATAAGTAAATGTGACACTAAAGGATACTAAACTACCACCTTCACCCATATCTAAACCAATCTGGCCTACTTCTGAAGGCCATGCATTTTTTAATGTTATTGTTCGAAATATTGAATGCCCTGTGTCAGTACCGCCACCGCCACTAGGATCACTTAATTGATTAAACGTAATATCACATAAATTAATACCTGCTGCATATGTTGAGTCAGCAACAGTATTTGTTGTGTGTGAACTTAATAAATCAGCCCATTGGTGAAATGCTGTCCACGATTCATTATTTCCCGTATCATCAATAAAGGTAACAGTCCATGGTTTATAGTCTCGGTCACCAGCATAATGTGCTACACGCCCACGGTATGGTATTGAAATACTACCCAATTCTGCTTCTGGTAATTTTGTTGCAGTTGCATGATAAATTGAAGTAGTAGGTTGGGAAGTAACATTTGCAGGCCAATTAATATCAACATTGAATCTATTAGCACGAGTTCCGCCTTTAAACCCATCTTTGAATTCTGAAATTGTTTGATTAGCCATTTAAGAACCTTTAATTTATTGAGCTATAACGGTTACAGTATATCCAGAAAGCAGAGTATTTTGCGCTGTTGTTCCAAAAGATGCTTGTATTGGAAAGAAAGTTATAGTTGCAGATACAGTTGCAGCTGTTAGGTATTCAATAACTACAATAGTACCTGGGTTAAGTGATGCATTTAATCCAGAATTAGCAACGATTTCACTTTGTATCTCATTTTCTAAAATATTTCTATTACTTGGGTTATTTACTTTACCAGCAGTAATAGCTCTGTTCAAAATAATTGTTGCTATCTCAGTAATTACCCGTTTCATGGATGTAACACCAATTCTATCATTAATATCAATTGAAAGATATGGGGATGTAGCGCCAATTAAATCTGTAGCTAATACTAAACCATTACTCGAACTAACATAATAATTAATACGTCTACTCTGTAAAGTTTTAGCAGAGTTACTAAAACTAGCTGGAGTAGGTGTTATACTATCACAATTTAAAGGTGTAGAATACGGAAAACCTACAGCTGATTTATAAAGATCATTATTTGATTTAGCTCGCTGTAAAGCACCTGCAACATCAGCAATTAATGGAATTTCTAAAACAAGCCTTCCAGTTGTAGGATTACCAAAATTAGGAGACTTAATTACTCTTTGTTTCTTTCCAATAACACATAATAATCTATTAAGATATGGATCTTCTATTAAGGTATAAGCAGTTAATCCAGCTGTATTGGGTACATTCTGGTATAGTGATGGTTTTCCATCAAATCCAGGATAACGATGAATATCTGAAAAATCATTAGAACTTGTATTTTGCGAAAGACAGAAAGCAGCTCCAGATAATCCTGCATGAATAATATAAGCGGCCTTAGTATTCGTGGGGGCATCGTCATCTAAAGTACTATTAACAATATTATTACGCTTAATAGTTTCTGTATAGATACTGTTTAACCACTGGGCAGTAAGTCCATGACAATAATTAAATGTATTACCTGATGCATATGAAGCTTCGCTTCCTCCATATATTAAACGACTCTCAGATGATGCTAAAGTAATACCTTGTCCATCAATATATGTACTCATATCTAAAGTCATAAAAGCATCGGCTCTAGTTGACCAGGCGTATGAATTGACTTGCCCCGGATTTCCAAGCCAATTAGCCATAGGTTGATAATTACCATTAACGACAACAGTTGCTCCATATGCAAGAGCTGTCAGTACAGTATAAAACTCAATACCAGTTCTACTCAAAACATGTTCTTGATTAGGTTGATCATAAACAACAAACGCACCAGTTATTCCGTTTCCGGTAACATCTGGTTGTTCGCCACTATTATAAAGTCTCGTAGGTAATACTCCACCAGAATTTCCTGTATACGAACCAGGAAACATAATATCTTTTAAAAAATTAAATGAATTTGTATTCGCGAAGTTACCACCTGGTCCCGTTGGCACTCCGTCAGGGCCTAGATCAGTATATGATGCTTCAGGAATATATTGTCGAATAATATCATTAATATTATTGTGAATGTTATTCATCACACTTATAAAACTGTTTGGACTGTCAAATACATAAGACCCACTCGTATTGTCGGGCCCTATCTTATATTCACCTGTAATCTTCTCCGTCCATATATTTCCTGCATTCTGTGTAGCTTTTAGGATTCCAAATAAACCAGATGCTGTTATACCTTTCTGATTTAGAGTATTAATACTAGTAAAATTTCCTGCAGAAATTAATACTACAGCATTTCTTAAGAAGTCAGGATTACGCTGATCGCTCTCCCATTTTCCTCCATCCTGATTAGTATCTAAAAAATCTGAAAAGGGGTTAATTGGTGTTGGATTAATTATTTCTGGTGCAAATCCCATATTGTTCCTCGTTATTATTTATATACTATTTTTTATGACGGAAACCAAACAAAATTTCCATCTGACCAGCCGTCTTTTGTAACTTCATCTGGATCTCGTTCATCTGCACTCATCATAAACAATGTATTGTCATCTTCCGGGTTTGTTTCATTCTGAGAATATTTGTTCTTGGCAGTCTCAATTAAGTCAGCAAAATACTCTTGGCGAGTTAACCATGAATAAAACACTAAGCACATAACTAAATCATCACTATGGTTATCTTCTGCCCGAAAACTGTTTGCTTTTGATACAAACGACATAAGTTCTTTCATGATTCGTTCGTCGTTTAAATAAATTTTGTCTTCTTCTACTAAACGTTTAAGTACCGCACAACCAATTTTTTTAGTCTGAGTAGTCGTTCTAAGACCGAATTCAGCCCTACCCCGAGCAAAACCCTGAGATAATACCTGACCCTTCATTCCTTTATTTTGAGTCATCAGCAAATTTTCATAGCCTAGATCGTTATAAAGTATTGATGCAACCTGTCCACCAACGTCATTTACCTCAATAAGCACATAAGCTTCATTATATTTTTCGGCTACTACTTTAATTGTAGTTGGAAAAGAGAACGGGCTGATTGTGTTGTTTTGAAAGCTCGCAACAACTTTATAGGGTGATTGACTTCCTTCGATAACAATAAAGGCAGAATAGTCTTTACCCTGTCCACGAGAAACGTCTGCCATGATAAAATAAATACCGTTTGGATCCGGTTGTTCAAAGATTCTTAAACCTTCTGGAGTTTGTTCGATAGGATCATTAGGGGCTAAAATGTTTAGCTTAGATGACGAAACAAGTGTGTTAGATGATCCAATAAATGAACATTCAAATTCTTGATTGAATTGTTCTGCACTGGTATTTGCAATGGTTTCGGTTTTCCATGCATCATCTCTATTCGGACCACCCGGATATAGAGGAACTTGTCTCCAGCTAATTTCTACTGGAACAAATTTATTCTTGAGTGGATGTCCTTCTGGACGAGATGCATTAATCCAAGTATTATGAAAATGGTTTAATCCGTGTGGAGTTGAAACAATTATAATTTTTGAGGTAGTACCAGCCGAAATGGTCGGATACGTAGATGCATAAAACTCTTCTGCAATATTTTGTGGAAGATATGCAAACTCATCTAACAATAGAAAATTATAAGAACCACCACGAATAGCTGAAGCTGAAGTAGCAGCACACATAACTGACGAACCATTTTCAAGGCTTAGTGAAGTTTTGTTCCACTCAAGCACACCTTGTTGTAAGTACTGTGGTAAATTTTCATAAGCTAACTGAAGTCTGTTAAATAATTCAGTTGCAGTTTTTTGTTTATTTGCAAGAATAGCAACTTTCACATCTGGATGAAAGTTTACATAATGGTTGATATAACCAAGTACACAGCTGGACTTACCACTCTGTCGAGGAAATTTTGATACCACAAATCGATTATCGTGAATAGACTGAATAAACTTTTTTTGATAATCATATAAGAGAAAAGGGCTTAAACCTTTATCGAGTGTAACAATCTTAATATGATTTTCAATAAAGTGAATTGGGTCGCGAGCACACTTTACATATTCGTCAAATTGTTCTTTGGTATAATTGACATTTATACCGGGTGCTTTAAGATTCGGGTTTGACCGATATCCTGTTCGGGGTTGACTCATTTATTTCTGCCTCCACATAATCTTTTTCTTTTTTTAATAAGGCTTGCAAATCTTTGGTTGTACCAACAAATATTGAATTATTTGTATTATTTTTTACAGTAACTTTATTTGTTTCTGCAAATTTTGTAGATACGTCCATTAGATTTACATTGATATCAGCTATTGTTTTAATCATCGTCGCAAGAACTTCATAAGCTCTTGGGTTATCAGATTCAATAGCAACTTTCATTATTCCTTCTAAACTAACTGCACCACTAGAAATAAGATTTCTCAGATTCTGTCTGGCAAAATCATAATCTTCACTTGCTGGTCCAGTAGCCCCAGGTTTTACAATTTCTTGTTTGGTAGTTTCGTTTGTGGAGTCTATATGAAAAAACTGTTCTAAATTTTTATTTACATCTTTCATTTTATTCTAACATAGCTTGCACATCAAGATTATAATCTTCAAGAAGCTGAATAGCTTGGTTACCATTAGCTGGACCAAACATATAACCTTTTGCAATTAATCCTATACTAGACATATTTAGGCGGCGACTACCGAAGTCTCCATCGTATCGTTCATTTAAATTTATACCATTCATGATAACCAGTGGAACTGTTGTATCATCTCTATTTGCACCATAGTTAATTTTTAAATTAAATTCTGGATTAAAATATGGAATAATTTGTTCTGAAATTTGTAAAGTATCTGTAATATGTCTTGTGTACATAAACAAATTGAATGTTATATTAATAGGTACTTCAACAAACATCTGTTTGCCTTGATTACCAACAACATCGTATACATCAGTATTTACTTTGTTACGTCTACGGCTTGGATCAATGGCAATCTGATTAACTGCAAAACTCATCTGTGGTAAACGTATCCCCAATTTGGTATCATCAGTAATCGATGATTCTTCTAATAACCGCCGAATAAATTTTTCTTTAGGTGCATAGGTTAAAGGAACACGAATATTTTTGTCAACACCACTTTCTGGATGGGCAACATAGATATTATTGAATAGGGTACCGAAAGCAATAACGACTTTTCGGAGATATGCGCCGTAGTAATATTGAAACATTAATAATTACCTTCCGAGAATGGATCCGTATTGTCAAACGGAACCACATTATTTGCAAATCTTTCTTGTTCAAAATCCTCATTGTTTCCTTTGAGAGTCTTGTTGGTTCCGTAGGACACGTATCTATTAGTATCAGCAATAATGGAGCTAATAGACGCTGTGAGCCCTTGGTAGACTCCAGCTGTATCTCCGAGGGCTCTAAATGTGGAAGCCGTACTGAAGCTTCCGCTGATAATATTGATAAGCACTGGACTATAAGTTTCACCTGCCCAAGATTCAATTTGACCAAATCCACCAGAACCACCAGAAATACCACTTTGTTGCACGTATTGTCCCGGATAGAAAGAAGTAGCACCTATAAGATTGTACACATATAGATTGTAGAAGGTTCTAAAGGCATTATCATAAATTTCATTGATAGCAGTATTTCCTGTGGTAATTTTTTCCATACTGTAACTAAACATTTCACATGTCAATTCATAACTATGAAGTTTGCCTAATGCGTAGAAGGGGTTTTCGTGTTCTACAAAGTTAATTTCAAATATACTTTTGGATAACGGAAAATAAATTAAGTCACCTTCACGTGGACGAATAATTGCAGGTTCTGCTGCACTTACTATGTCCTTAAATCTTTTCTTTGCAATCACTAGAGTAAGCTGATCTTTTACTTCAATACCAAACTGATTAATAATATCAGTTCCTTTGAACCCAGTATTTGTTTTGATGTAGGCTTCAATGGTATAAGATGTAGAAAACGAAGTACCCATATCTTCACCAAAGATTTTATCAATATTTGCATATTGACGTGGAACATATACCACATCTCTTCCGGTACCTTGAATGATTTCGATGGTGATAGATTCCATCAAATCTTGTTGTCCAGTATCGTCTTGAATATATGGGTTGGTAGTCATAGTTTAGCCTATCAGCATATCCGGTGGTGGCTCATACATCTTGGTTATCTTATCTTCAATCTCTTCTATTTCTCGTAGGGCATCAGCCATAAGAGCAGGTGCATTCATTTGTGCACCACCGGGTAAGGGAACACCAGAAAACTTCATAAGATTCTGTGCCCATTGTTTTTTCAATGTAGCTGTATAGTATCGTTTAAAAATACGGTCTTTCCATATTTTGGGATACAGGTTCACGTCAATTGCAACATAGGCTTCAAGCATTATATAACTTCCTACTTTTAGTCTATCTTGTCCAGTATCCAAAAATAGTCTTGATGTTGCTTTTGAGAATGTATATGCAACTGGATATGAAAAATCCATTTCAATGGTTGAAATATAACTTCTTGCCATTTCATAATTGGATAATGCACCATACGATGCTTGTCCTTGGTTAAAGAATATACCAAAGAAGTCCTGCATTGATAGCTGATATCTAAGATCAAAGATATAATCACCAACAGTCGACGTAATAGGATAGACTTTACTGATAGTTAAAATATGATCTGCACTAGGCCAGCCACCGGTGGATCCAAGTGCAGCACTCATACCATCCGTGTCAATATACCGGCGACTTAAATCGGTTGCAGTAATTTTATGAGCAAAAAGAGCTCTATGAACAAAGTCAAAATGCTTTTCCATTAGATAGCTTAAACAGTCATCTAAACGATCATCAGCTTGAGTTGAGCCAATATTAACCGTGACAACTGGTTCGCCCAGGGCTCGTTTACAAAAACCAATAAATTCTTCTTTGTTTGTTGGATCCATTACAAAAATTATTTAGGCTCTTGGGAACTTTTAATTTTAGCCATTTTCTCAAAAACCTCATATTCTGCATTGGATGGGTCTGGACTTGATACAATAATTTTATCAAGTTCTATTATATCATAAAGCTCAATTTGAGATTTTCTATTGTTTTCTTCAATTTCTTTTGGGTTTGCTGGCTCATAATTGGAGAATCCTGGCATCTTTAGTGGACACGAAAGATAGGGGTAATCCAATTTAGAATAAGATTGACCATTAATTAATAATTGAGTATATGTATTATCACCGCACCCACACCCACCACAATAATGTCCACCATGGTTTTTACTTTTAAGTAAATTTGGGCAAGGTGAAATTGTTGAGTTACCAAAACAAGACAATACACGTAATTGTTTTTCCCAAACAAAAGCTTTTTTGTTTGTAAAACCACGTGAAGCCAATGACATAGCCAAAGCAATACATTTATTTAAAAAATTCATTAGACACTTACAAAAGTTATTTCAAAAGAAAAAGGGCACGCTAAAGTTTTGAATAGTGTTTGGTAAGAAGCATTTAAATTTGATGTAACTGTGTATCTACCACCAGCACTTACCACAATACTAAGAGTCGTTACACCAAATAAACTTTTTAAGATATATGCCATACCTTCTTGTGTTCCACGTATTCTGGTATAGACATCATATGTCATATAAAATCTTCTAAAATTAGTAACAAGTTCTGGATAGGTATTAAAATTTAAATTACCAGAAAATACTAAATCTGCATATGCTTGCAAAAATGCATCTGGTACGTAATGAATATCTCTTAAATCTTCGAGATAAAATCCCATACCATAGCCTTCATAATCAAAAAGCCATCTATAGTAATAAGTAAAAAAATCAATTACCGGTGCTGTAGTTGGATCAGACTCATATTGTTTTTGTACCCATGATGGAAATTGATTCTTAATTTGAATCTTATCGCCATCCCATTCTTTTTCTGCAATACCTTGGTCACGCAGCAACTTCAAAGTATTATTGACAATTCTCTGAATACCCGTTTGAATTGAATCTTTTGTAAAACTATAAAATAATGTCATATTATTGTCCGTATGATACTATGATACCAGCAATTTTTCTAACGGCAAGATAATCTGTGATCAATTCACTTTGTAATGCATCTGATAAATTGGGAACATAAAATTTAATCTCCCCCACATCTGGGCTACTGATAACAATATCGGTATATGCTAGTGATAGACCTTTACCAATTAAAAACGAATAAATTGCATCTTTATAATCATATTCTGTTACAATTCTATCTCTTGTATTTACAGCATACTGAGTATAAGTTCTAATATAATCTTTTGTTGTTCCATTTCTTCCACCAGTTGGGTTTGTGTGACTAACTACTGTAACATTGCTGTAGATTTTTGCATTTAAGATTATTGCAGAATCAGTTAAGGTTCCTGAAGACTCTAAAGCGCGACAAATTACTGCGCCCGTAATAACTTCTGCTCCAGAAATATTATTAGTAACATAATAAACACCGGGACCATTTAAAACAGTAAATATTGTAGTTCCAGAATTATTTGAAAATTTATCTACTCTACTCCATGAAACTTCACTACCAGTAGTATCAAAAGAACTAAAAGAAACAGTAGATGGATCATAGGATATAGGAATAGAAATTACCTGTTTTGGTTGGTCATAATTACCAAATTCAGTTATTGTCTTTCCTGCAACTAAAACAACATCAGTTGTATCATCATCAACTGTAACTGGTATGGATGCTATATTATAAAATAAACATGGGGAGCCATTTGCTTGTGTTCCATTAAAAACACTATATGCTGGAATAGCAGTAGTTTCTTTGTTTTTTATTGTTGCAACACACCGAGAAGAAACAGTATCAGAAATAAACGCACCATGTAAACCAGCGTTTAATAGCAATGTGCGTTTAGTTGAAGCGGTTGTTGGAAAAGAATTTGTCAAAACTGAATGTAAATAATAACCATTATATGCAGTATTTGCAGACAAAATATCTAAGAACATATTGATGGCTGATGCTTGGTTTGCAAAATCATAATATTGAAATTGTGGATATTTTTGTAAAAATGTTACTAAACTTGATTTGATAGAATCATAATCAAGTTTGCCTACATTTAATGTGCTATAATCATAATTCATGTATTTGTATCCATTGTTATTGTTACTTGGTTGTTTACGCTAGATGATGTTTTCGTATAATAATCATACTTAACTACAATAGTTAAAATACCACCATTGTTGTATATTCTAGTTCTAACTTTATTTACATTTTTAACTGCATACGTTATTGCTGTGTTAATTTGATCAATAACAATATACACATTGGACAGATTACCCATTAAAAAAGTTTTAATGTTTGTCCCCAAAGAGTAATTAAAAGTATTTTCTGATCTATCTAATAATACAACATTTTTGATTTGTTGTGCTATATTATAGCTACCCCCAACCAAAGCTACATCTTGTCTGTCATTTGCAGAAGGTATGGTAGTTAAAAGAATGTCAAAATCTATTTTATCCATGTACCCATTTATTTAGGGTAATTTCTATACTTAAATTGACTCATATGGTTTGTCCTGTGCATATGGTTTGTAGAACCTGGAATTTGTCATAGTACTCAAAGATAAAATAGTAGTATGTCCACCATCATTTTTTATTACGTTTTTAGCACGCATAATATAATAGTACCCAGTTTTTACCTGACGAGCTGGTGAATCATCACTAAGTGTAGCTAATCCAGTAGGATCATCCATTTTTACATATACAATATCACCTGGGCGTTGACTCAAATCACCACCAATTGTAATTTCAATCAATTCTTTAATTGATTCTACAAAATCTTGACGTTCAATTGGTACATTAATTGGTGTATCCCAAAAAGTTGCAGATCCTAGCCGATACTTTAAGAAATTTTCAAACATATCACCATATAAAGGACAGTTACAACTAAAGGTTGCCATTGGATCGGGCCAAAAACAACCAGCCCACTCTTTACCCAATATACTATAAATGTTTACACACTCTGGATCTGGTTCACTAAAGATTAAAGTAAACCCACCAGAACCACCTGCTATACCCAAACCTGATGCGCCAGACGAACCACATATACAAAGTCCACTGGTAGAACCACTTAAACCAAAACTAGCCTCTAAGCTATAGGTATTACCAACACCTAAAGCAAGAGCAATAGTTTTAATTTCTGGAAAAAGCTCATAACATTCTTCTAATGTATATGGTGCTTCTACTTGACCTGTTGTAATTTTTGGATTTGCACAGGTATATGAATCTCTATTCGAAACAGCATTACCTGTTTGAATTTTTAATATATTTGTACCAAGAATTGTTATTTTTTTAGCCATTAGCAGATTCCATCAACTGCGTTTTCCGCAATAAAGTAATACATATATTCGTTACCTAAGTTAGGGGCTGGTGGTATACAACCCATCTCTCTTAATTTATTCACTCTAATTTTGTACATTTTTA